GGAGTGAATAGACATATTAATTTTTATAATAGCATGCTTGCAAGAGGTATAACAGAGCGAAAAATTCCTGTGACAGTGAAACCAGAAGAAACTACATCATCAACTGATATAAAACCAAAAGAAACTACATCATCAACTGATATAAAACCAAAAGAAACTCTTGGTGAAAAATTTATGAATATATTTAAAGGAAAAGAAATGACAGAGGGTTTCTCAACATATCCTTCTGTTGAACCTGTCAGTGAAAATAATCTTAAAATTAATCCTAGTGAATCTATAAAAGAAACCTCTCAAAATTTAATGACACCACCTCCCCCACCATCATCAGAAACAATCGAACTACCACCACAAATTCAAGGAGATGTCGGCGGCGGCAATGGTATTGAAGGTGGAGTTTCACAATTTAAACCTTCTACACCTAGTTATGATCCATTGACAGGCACTGAGAGTCCATTAATTTTTGTTGAAGTGATATCTAACCCTTTCCTATCAATACCGTAAAATGACAATAAATACAAAAAAATTTTTTAATCAGAATGAATTACCAGCTCATCTGCCAGGTCTTGGTGGTGGAGGTGGTGGAACTGATGCAATCACAAGTAAAGCAAAGACTAAGACAATTGGTAATTATATGAAAGACGCATTTAAAATATCAACCATCCCTGCTAGATTTTTACTTGGAATAAAAGCACCAGTTGATGAAAATGAAAAATTTGCAGATTCTTATAAGACACCAGAGGATGAGGTAAGTAGTGCAATTTCTAGTTTTAATCAGAATGAATTACCAGCTCATCTGCCAGGTCTTGGTGGTGGAGGTGGTGGCACAAATGCAATCACAAGTAAAGCAAAGAATAAGACATTTGGCACTTATATGGAAGACGCATTCAAAATAGCGACTTTCCCCTTCAGTAGAAGAAATGTAAAAGCAGATCCCACGGAGAAATTTGCTTCTGAATATGTAGAGGCAGATTCTAGTAATAATCAAATGATACGACCAAATACTACTGAACAAGATGATGTGAAAACTATTGCTGCTAGCATAAATCAAAGTGTAGGTCGATCTGGTGGAGTAACCACAGTAATCCAACCAGTAATTAATAATGTGCAAGTACCAGTTTCTGTTCCTCAACCAACTCCATTTCCTGTAAAAGGTAAAACTAATACAGTAATAATTGATGCATCAAAAATGAATAATATACTAGCTAAATCAATAAGATAATGGAAAAAAAATTCTTAATCAATGATTGTTCTTTAGTACCGTCAGAGGGTTCTTCTTTAAAAGAAGAATTCAACATAGCTGGTGGTGCTCCAAATATTACATACTTTGAGAGTATTAAGAGTCCAGCAATATCATTGTCATTAAATTTTATTGATGTTGATCAATTAATAAGTCGTGAGGGAATCACTGGTGGTGAATATTTATCTTTAAGAATTAAAGTTCAAGGATATGATAAGGAATTTGAAATCAAACCAGATAAACATTTAATGATGCTTAACTCTGTTAAAAATGTCACTACATCTGCAACTAAACAATTTGCAACCTTAGAATTTTTATCAGTTGAAGCGATTGTTAACGAAACATCAAGAATAAATCAGAGATTTACTGGTAATGTAACAGATACAGTAAAAAAAATATTAAAAGACAAAAAAGGAATACAAACAAAGAAAAATTTAGATAGTGATCAAGCAACAAATTCATATTCCTTTGTGGGTAATACAAAAAGACCATTTGATACTATTCAATGGTTATGTTCAAAAACTCAATCATCAAAAGATGGTAATGGTTTTTTATTTTTTGAAACTCTTGATGGTTATGTTTTTAAGTCAATCGAAAGTTTACTAGATGGTGAAGCGGTTGAATATAAAAAATCTGAAACTCCAGATGAACCATCTGGACTTACAATCCTAGAAAATAATTTAAATCAAACAAGTGACATTGGTATGAGTTGTAGAATGGGAATGTATGCAAATAAAACAATTTACATTAATATTGACAACGCAACTCTAAAAACTGTTGACTATAGAATCGAAAGTTTGAAATTGAAAAAACCACCAAAATTACCAAATGGATTAGAAAAAACTCCAACTCGATTAATGTTGAGGGTTTTAGACAAATGTGCTCTTCAAAAAGGATCTAAGAAAAAAGAGATACAAAAAGAAAATGAGCTTGCCATTTATCAAAGTAAGTCTTATGCTAGAAATAATTTAATATTTTCACAGTCGATGAGTGTTTCGATTCCATTTAATCCAGAACTAAGGGCTGGTCAAATGTTGAATCTTAGATTTCCACTTAGAAAAAATGAGGGTGATGATCAAGATAAAACCGCATACGGAACTGAATCTGATGATGACGTTAGTGGAAAGTATTTAATATCAGAGTTAAAACATAACATAGGTGGTAACAGAGCTAATACTGAGTTAACTTTAATTCGTGATATGTTTACCGCTTAAATAAAAGAAACAGGAGAATCAAATGAAATCAATCGAAGACCACATTGAATATGATAGAAAAATCGCTGATGACCCACAGGCAAATCCAGCGGCACGCAGACATGCGAAAGAAGAACTACATGAACTCGAAGAGTATGTAGAACATCACAAAGAAGAAATTGAATCAGGTGATCATCACGACCCTAACGCTTTAGAATTATTCTGTGATCAACATCCTGATGAACCTGAGTGTCTAATCTATGATGATTAACTGATATGTATCAACCATCAACAAATTTTTGGGGAAAAGATCCTATGAACTGGTGGATTGGTCAAGTGACCGATCCAGAGAAGGGGAAGTGGGGAGATTGTCTTGAAAGAACTCAAGCAGCGAACGGAGAGGAAATCAACGGTTTTAGATGCCGAGTTCGTATCGTTGGGTATCATGATTGTGCAGATGATCTCCCTGATGAGGATTTACCCTTAGCACATATTCTCTTACCACCAAATACAACAACTGTGGGTGGTTGTGGAGCTACAGTGCAATATCAAGGTGGAGAAGTTGTTGTTGGATTTTTTATGGATGGTGAGGATGCACAACAACCAGTGATATTTGGAACTCTATTCAAACAACCATTTGTTCGTGATGAACTAACAACATCACAATTTAAAGCAAAGAAACAAACTTGTTTTCAACCATATACTCCACCAAAAGTAGTTCAAACATCTGGTAAACAAAATCAATATCAAGAATCACCTTGGCCTCGTGCATTTACAGCTGGTGAAGTTGCAAAGAGTATTGCTGCAAAACAAAAAGAGGCATCAACAAATATTGTTATTGATGCATTTAGTCCTTGTGAAGATAATGAGATATCAAAGATAAGTAACGCAATAAAAGATTTCACTCGAAAACTGGAAACTCTTCAAGAATTGAATGAAGCTTCTACATATATTGACCCAATCTATGGCGGTGTTGTTGATATTAAATCGGAAGTGAAATTAACTACAAATAGAATTCATAATTCAATGACGAAGTTAGTTCGTCGTGGTCGTTCATGGTTGATTCAAGATACTCTTGATAAATTAGATAAAAGAATGGAAGATAGTGTTGATAAATTTAATCAGGTTGTTTTAGGTCAGGCTACAAACGCACTCACAAGCGTGATTTTCTGTAATATTGAAAAAATACAGGATGGATTGGTTGATTATCTATCTAAAAGTCTAGAGAACATGATTGGACAAGTTTTAGATGTTCCTATTTGTGGTGTAGAAAATTTTATGGGTGATATGTTTGGACAGATCAACAATCTCATAGATTCAAGTCTGGGTGGTATGTTTGACCAACTGAATAATATTCAAGGTGGTGGTATTGCACTTCCGAGTGAAACATTTTCAAAAGCAATTAAATTTGCAAACATTCTGACAAATGTTCTTGATTGTGATAAAGCTAACTGCCCTCCAGAGCCAACCTCATACTCTTCAAAAGGTGGAGTCTCAAAATCTGCGGAGGATAGTTTTGAAAGTATAATTGACAAAGTTGGTTTGAATCAGAAATTAACTCCACTCTTAGACAAAATTGATAATGCAATTGAAGCGTCACCATCTGCACCTGATTGTAGTACGAACGTTCTTAAATGTGGCCCGCCAAGAGTTGACTTTATAGGAAGTAATGGTCAAGGTGCAAGTGGTAATGCGATTGTAAATGCTCTTGGACAAATAATTGGTGTTTCTATTAATGGGCCTGGATTTGGATTTGAAGAGCCACCTCTACTGTCATTCTTTGATAGTTGTGACAAGGGTTATGGTGCTGGAGGTTATCCAGTTATGGGAAATGTTTCACCTTTAAGATATAATCAATCTGATTTAGACAATGGATTGATTCCTAATGGACTAAACATTGGAGATATTCAAAAAGACGATAATGGCAACCCAATTTATATTGCAGATCCAAATGGAACTGAACTTGGTGTGGTTGATGCTGTAATAACTAATCCTGGCCAAGAGTATCTACCTAACACAACAGAAACAACTCTTAATCCAGACGGAACTTTGACTCAAAAAGAAGTGTCTCCAGATCCAAATGGAAATTATAATGGTAAACAGTCATATGTAACATCCCTAGGTGATGTTGTGATTGATAACGTGGGATTCGGATATTCAGATGATGATACAGCAACAGTCAGTGGAGGATCTATTGATTCTGCTGGTGACACTTTGCCAGGCGATGCAACTGGTGATACAATACAGGGGCCAGGTCAAGCTGAGGTTGAGTTAAATATTCAGAATGGTTTCATTGTGGGTGCAACAGTTGTGAATGGTGGTTCTGGATTTACTGCTCTTCCAGATATCACGATAAATAGCGATACTGGAGCTGGCGCTAAATTAAAACCAGTTCTTAAATTCACTAAGGTTGAAGATGCATCTCTATCTGTTGATACGGATGTTCCTTTTGATAGGAATTTACCACAAACAACTGTAATCACAGTAATAGATTGTATCGAGAAATAAAATGACAAAAGCACCAAACGATAGAAAGAATATAGAAAGGCAGGCTAAGTTAAGGTATGCCATTCAGAGTGGACAGAGTAGTATTCATGGTGATACAAACTATGAAATCCAAACTCAGGAAGCTCAGTCTTTCGGATTTTACGCTAGCACAGGTCAGGGCGCATCTGAGGGTGGCGGCCCTGGCACAGGTAAACATGTTCTATATACGCCAGGCTCTTCAACAGAGGTTCTTGGTGAGGGTCTAAAAGTTAGAAAGCCTGGCGACATATCACAACTACCAGCAAAGATTGTGAAGTGTAAAAGAGGTGATATGATTTTTGAGTGTGAGAATGGTAATATATTATTGAGAGCAAAAAACATTTTTGTTGATGCAAATGGTGGTGGTCAAGATGGTCAATTTACCGTCAAGGCAGAGAGACTTGCAGATATTGGCGCTCCAGACATTCGACTACAGGGTGAAAAAATTACAGCCAAAGCCACCAAAGACATGACTATCATTGCTAAAGGTCAATTTGAACTTAAGTATGGTTTCATGGTCGCCGCATCTTTTGCTGATGCAAATTTTGGTGCTTTAACAAATAATTTGAAGAGAACACAGTTATCAACACAGAGAACATTATGAACATTTCTAGACTTCAAACAGATAAATTAATTGTAGGAACTGATGATGTATCTTATGTTGCACCTGATACATCTCCTACAGGGTCTGCGATTTTAAATGGGCCTGTTATTGTCGGAAAGACTGGTGCATCGCCAGGATATGAGGCAGTTTTAAACGTATCATCAAATTCTGCACCCCAAAATTCACTTGATACACAACCAGCTTGTAAGGCAAATCTTGCAATTAAAGCTGATGGTAACGTAAAGATAGATGGTGACGGTAAAACTGCTGATGCTTTGGTTGTTGTTGGAGATCAAACCATCAATAGTGGAAATCTTCATACAAGTAATTTATTAGGTTGTACATTTCAAGGTTTAGCTGGTGTGGGTGGAAGATTTAGTGGTAGCACCATCAATTCTCAAGGTTGGAAAGGATTTGACATCAAACATCCCACAAAAGAGGGATATCGATTAAGATATGTATGTTTAGAAGGCCCAGAAGGTGGCGTTTATCATCGTGGTAGACTCACAGGATCAAATGTAATTAATCTACCAGAATACTGGAAAGATTTAGTTAATATTGATAGTATTACCGTTCAGTTACAACCAATTGGAAGACAACAAAATCTTGTGATTCAAGAAATTGATGAAGATTTTATTGTTATTGTAGAGGACTCAACTAATACTGACTTGGTTACTGATTTATCAACCATTGATTGTTTCTATCATATATATGGTACAAGGAAAGATGGAGAAGTCCTTATCCCAGAATATAAGGGTGAAACTCCAGAGGACTACCCAGGCAACAACAATCAGTATTCCATTGCTGGATATCATTATGACAGGAGAACACTTTAATGGCTAAATTTTATACTAATCTTACAAATCATGAATCAGGCACTGTAGAAAGTATTCAAAACAATGGTGGTGAATACGGCATAAGTATAAGTCAAGACATTGATGCCAAAGAAGTTAAAGGTGTAGATGGATTCAGAAGTGATGATGGATCACCTGTAAAAATAACTGTATCTGGATCTACAATAACCTTTACGGTTGTTGGCGTTGGGAGTTCAACTTTAACATTAACTTGATCTTTAATATCATAAATAAACTTAGACAGAATCTGTAATTAGAGAAGAATAGAATGCCTCTTTCAAGACTGGAGAATTTTCTAAAGAATATACAAGGTAATGTTATCTACGTTGACCCCAACGAATTGGATGCGACTGATAGTATTGAAAACCAAGGAAACTCCCAAACACGACCATTTAAAACGATACAGAGAGCTCTGATTGAAGCTGCTAGGTTCTCTTATGTTGTAGGGCAAAGAAATGATAAGTTTGATTTAACAACTATAATCCTCGCTGCTGGTACACATACAGTGGACAACAGGCCAGGATTTATACCTGTTAATGTAAGTTCAGAAGCAAGATATACAACAAGATTTGGAAATACTAATCAGATATTAAGTCCTTTTGGATTAGGTAGTAACTTTGATTTAACTTCACCTGATAACGAACTATTCAAATTAAATAGTGTTCGTGGTGGTGTCATCATACCAAGAGGTACATCAATTGTAGGTAAAGACCTTCGTAAGACAAAGATAAGACCAAAATATGTTCCAGACCCAGAGAACGGTAATATTGAACCTAGTGCAATATTCAGATTGACAGGTGCTTGTTATATTTCACAGTTTACTATATTTGATGGAGACCCATCAGGTAACGTATATAAAGACTATACCTCAAACCTATTCACACCAAGTTTCTCTCACCACAAACTAACTTGTTTTGAATATGCTGATGGTGCAAATGCAGTTCGTATCAAAGATAGTTTCATTGATGTGACATCCACATCAACTGACCTTGACATGTATTATCAAAAGGTTGGTGATGTTTATGATGCTGGTACAGGTAGACCAATCGAACCAGACTTCCCATCAGGTAGTCTTGACTTCCAGACAAGAGTTGAAGAATATCGTATCGTTGGTTCAAAAGGTCAACAGGTTGGTATCTCATCTATCAAGGCTGGTGATGGTACAACTGCATCAACAACAGTTACTGTTGATTTAGATTCAAATCTTACAGATCTTTCAATCGATACTCCTGTTCGTATCTCTGGTATTAGTACATCAGGATATAATGGTATCTTTGTTGTATCAGAAGTAGTATCAGGCACACAGTTTAAGTATGTGGTTGGTGCAGCACCAAATAACCCACTACCAACACTAACAAGTGCGAACGTGAACATCGAAGTTGACACAATCAACTCTGCTTCACCATACTTATTCAACCTATCCAAGAGATCTGTCTTTGGTATGAATGGTATTCACTTAGATGGTTCTAAGGTTACTGGATTTAAGAGTGGATTACTTGCACAGTTTACAGGTAATGCACTACAGAAAGATGATAAAGCATTTGTTAGATATAATGCAACATCTGGACAGTATGAAGATTACACAAGTGTAGATAACTTACACTTAGACCCATCAGCTGTATATCGTCCAGAATATGAATCAACTCATGTTCGTTCATCAAATGACTCAGTTATACAGGCTGTTTCAGTCTTTGCAATTGGACATAAGAGTCAATATGTGGCAGACACAGGTGGTGAACTATCACTTGCAAACTGTAATGCTAACTTTGGTGAGAACGCACTTCTATCTGATGGATTTAAAAAGTCAGCATTCACTCCAGATAATGCTGCATATATTACACACATCATTCCACCAAAAGAAATTACTGATGGCACTGCGAATGTAGATTACCTAACCATTGATGTAGATAAGACAATCGGTGTAGGTACAGTCACAAGATTATACTTTGAAGGATTTACAAACCAAGATGCACCACCACCACATGTTGTGGATGGATATCGTTTTGGTGCTGCGTTAGATGATAAGATAAGATTACAACTCAACATCAACGGAAACGAAGGTGACTTTGTTTCTAAGATTGTGATGCCGACTGCAACTGGTATTACAACTAACACTGGTGAGAAGAGATATGTTGTAGATAATGCTGTTGGTGTAAGTAGTATTAGTTCTAATATTATATCTTTCAAAACAGATCATAATCTAATTACTGGTGAATCAATTCGAGTCATTGCAAACAATGGTTTCTTACCTGATGGATTAGAAGAAGACCAAGTTTACTTCACAATTAAAGGTAGTAATGCCAATGACATCAAGATTGCAAGAACTTTAAATGATGCATTAGAAGGAACCGCACTCACAATCAATAACACTGGTGGAGAACTTGTAGTTGTCAGTCGTGTATCTGATAAGAAATCAGGCGACATTGGACATCCAATTCAGTTTGATATTCCAAATAAAAACTGGTATGTCAATGTTTCAAACGAATCAATTGATAACGAAATCTATCCTACATTTGTAGGTGTTGGAACAACTGCTCTCGGTGCAAATACACCGAAGTCATACTTTATAAGAAAAGAGAACTCAAGAAGTCTTGAGGATTCAATCTATAAGTTTAGATATGTAATCCCTGCTGGTATCACAACTGCAAGACCACCGATTGAAGGTTACATTCTACAGGAGACAAGTGATACAACTGGTGCCTCAGACGCAGAAATCACAGCGACATCACTTACTAACATTGACGATCAGAGAAACTTCCACTTCATTAATGAGGCAAACTGGTCATCATCTGATAATGTTGCAACATTGATGTCAGAAGAACCACATAACTTGACGGTTGGTTCTGTCGTTAATGTTAATAAGGTTACATCTGGTAATAACGCAACTGGTATTGGTAGTTCTGGATTCAACGGTAGATTCTCAGTCATAGGTATCACAAGTGCAAGAGGATTCCAATATTCATTAAGTGCAAACCCAGGCTCATCTACTCTTGATGCACAGACAAGAACTGTAGATAACATGCCTAACTTCTCGAAGAATGAGTATGCACAGAGTTTCTACATCTATGAATCAGAGGAAATAAAGGAACATATCACAGGAGAACAAGATGGTGTCTATCATCTAACATGTTTACATTATGATGTAAGACCGACTGTATCACCGTTTACAAATTATAAATTCAGTCAACCAGTCAAAGATTTATATCCACAGGTTGATAGGGATAATCCAGAGTCTGACCCCGATGCAGCAATCAGTCATGCCGTATCAAAAACAATCGGTAAGGTTACAGCGAGTGATTTAAAGAATAGTATCACGAAAGATACAAAGAGTAAATTCTTACTACAGAATGGTATTAGTGTTGGTATTACAAGTATCGTTTCCGATAATGGCGCTGGTCTTGCTCACACTGCATACTTAGCTGTTGAACATAATCTAAACTCAATTCTATCAGTTGGTATCGGTTCATCTGGTGTTGGATATGGTGAAGGTTCTGCTACAACATTACATGGTGCAAAACTTGTTGGTGTTGGTCTAGGTAGCACAGCTGGTGGTGGTGCAACCGCAAACATCACAATTGATGCTCGTGGTGGTATCACTGGAGTTACGATTGTAAATGGTGGTGGTGCATATGGTATCGGTAACTCTGTTGAAGTTGTTGGTGTCACGACTGCTGCTGGACATGTTGTTGGTGTACTGACAGTCACGAATGTTTATAGTGGCACAGACCAAGTTGTACAGATTGCTGGTATTCGTTCTGACACGAACTCAAAACTAAACAATACATTCCGTGTTACTGCAACGCCTGATTCAAGACAAGTATCATTTGCATCTACAGAGGTTATAGACTTTGGTAGGTCACTAGGAGGAAGTAGTAATAATATTACTGTTGGTGCTGCGATGTCAGATGCTACAATGGCGTTTGTCGGCCCTGCGATTGGTGTCACACAGATTTCATATGATATTACAACTGGTATTGCAACAGTTGGAACTGGTATTACTGCACATGGTTTACTTGCTGGATCTAAGATTAAACTCGCTGGTGCTGGTCAAACCGTTTACAATGGTGTCTTTATTGTTCAAGAGAATGTAGGACTCAGCACATTCACAGTTAATCTTGGTGTATCAACTGTATCTGCACCCACTTTATCTGGAACTGTATTTGGATTCCCTGGCGGTTACACATCAAATGATGGTGCAATTAGTGCTGATGATGAGAAGATTGGAAGTAGAATGTCTAACTTCTTTGTTGGAATCACTACAACACTTTCTGCTGGTATCACATCAACATCATCTTCAATCAGCATCTCAGATGCAACTGCAAGTGGATTGAATATTGGTGACTACATCATGGTCAATGATGAGATGATGAGAATTAAGAACACATCAATCAACTCTGTCTTCAGAGGTGTGTTTGGAACTAAGTCAACAAACCATCCAACAGGAACACAGATTAAGAAAGTTCGTGTCGTCCCTGTTGAGTCAAGAAGAAACTCACTTATCCGTGCTGCAAACCAGACATTTGAATATGTTGGATTTGGTCAAGGTAACTACTCTGTTGCCTTACCAGAGAAACAAACGAAGGTTCTATCTACAGAAGATCGTAAGTTAGGTCAAACACAGAAGAGAGGTGGAGGACAAAACTTCTACACAGGTTTGAATGATGTTGGTGAATACTTCATTGGTAACAAAGTTATCAAAGGAACAACAGGTGAAGAAGAGATATTTGATGCACCTATCACAACTGTCACAGGTGAAGGTCATGATGTTTATAAGACAGACACAGATGCAATTAAAGTCACAGGTGGTGCAAACAAAGATGTATTATCTGAGTTCAATGGCCCATCTGTCTTCACAAGTAAGGTAACATCAACATCTAAAGATGGTATTGAGGCTGTATCATTACAATTACAAGGTGATGGTAAGGTAGCTAGAAAGATTACAGTCGGAATCGCAACACCATCAGTCGGTGGTGCTGCTGGAGATGTGGTTCTCACTACCAAACCATCAGAGAGTGGTTACGCTGGTTGGGTTTACACTACACAGAATACTTGGAGAAAGTTTGGTCTAGTATCTAAAGATGAAGATTCAGTTGTTGTAAGTGCTGATAAGATTGGCATTGGCACTACAAATCCATCTCAAGAACTTGATGTTCATGGTAGTGTGAATATTACAGGTGTTCTAACTGCAACCACATTTGGTAATATCAACGCTGGAATCATAACAGGAACTGCATTCGAGGGTGATGGTTCTTCATTAACAGGTGTAATCGGAATCGGATCTGGTTTTGTGGTTCAAGACAGTGGAACTGCTGTTGGAACTGCTGCAACTGTTAACTTTGGTGATAATCTTACCGTTACATTTGGTGGTGGTATTTCAACAGTAACTGGTGCTGGTAATACATCTGTAATATTTACAGATAAGTTAAGTATAGGAGATAGTCCAGAAAGAATTGCTGTTGGTCTTGGATCAGATTTACAGATATATCATGAATCAAATAATTCGTATATAAAGAATACTGGTTCAGGAAATTTATATATTGATGGTAGCACAGATGATCTTGTTTTACAGGCTGGTGATGATGTTCGTATTCTAACTCAAGGTAATGAAAATGCTATAGCTTGTATTGGAAATGCACAAGTAGCACTATATTTCAATGACAGTCAAAAATTTGAGACCACAAACACGGGAGCTTTAGTAACTGGAATATTAACTGCAACATCATTCTCTGGTGATGGTTCTGGACTGACTGGTATTGGTATAACTGGAAACACCAATGCAGAGACATTGAGTGTCTCAGGTGTATCTACATTTACTGGAGCTATAGATGCAAATGGAAATTTAGATGTTGCTGGTGGAACAGACTTACACGGTAATGTAAATCTTGGTGACTCTGCTTCAGACACTCTAACCATAGTTGCTGATATTGATAGTAATGTAAAACCAACACCATCTGACACTTATGATCTTGGTAGTAGTTCTAAAAAGTGGAAAGATCTTTACATATCAGACAGAGCGTTTATTGGTATTGTTTCATTCTCATCATCTGGTATTGTTACTTCAACTCGTGCAGCAAATCTTGGAATCGCAACCTATTATGGTGATGTATCAAATGCCGCACATCAAAGATGGTATCTTGGTGCAAATGGAAGCAATGACTATACGTTCACTGGAAGTGGTATGGATGCAACAAGACATGATCCAACATTATTTGTTGCAAGAGGTAGCATTGTAGAGTTTGTAAATAACATGGGTGCTCATCCACTTCAGATTCAAACATCATATCAAAACACAGGTGGAACCGCATACACTGATGGTGTAACAGTCGCTGGAAGTGCTTCACAAGGAGTGATAAGATTTGAAGTTCCTCATGATGCACCAAACACATTATACTATCAATGCACATCGCATGCTGGAATGGCTGGAACAATAACCATCTATCCAAGCATCTAATCTCATAAATAGAAAGAAAAGGGTGGAGAGTGAAACCCAATGGCAGTAAATAAGAATTTTGTAGTCAAGAACGGCTTAGAGGTTGATACCAACACCCTCTTTGTGGATTCCGCTAACAACAGGGTTGCGATAGGTACAACAGTTCCTACCGCAGCTCTTGACGTTCGTGGTAAAATATTATCAGATAGTCAGGTCGAGAGTTTTGTAGGTAAGTTTGTAGGTATTGTCACTGCTGGTGCGGTTGGTGTTACAACCATGACCACACTGGATGCAGTCGTTACTGGATTCTCTACACTTGGTTTAGCAAACGCAACATCATTAAACGTTACAACAGGATTTTCAACAGTTCAGTCACTGACTGCTGATGATATCACAGTTTCGATTGGTGCGACAATATCAAAAGATTTAAATGTTGGATCTGCATTAACAGTCACTGGCGCCACTATTTTAAGTAGTGATTTGAATGTTGGTGGTGCAACCACAGTCGGTGGTGCATTAACAGTCACTGGTAACGCCTATTTTAATGGAAACGTTGATATCAATGGTGACTTAACTTATGATGAGGTGAATGCCCGAAACCTAAATATATCAGGCATTGCAACAGTTGGATTCGCCACAGTCGGAAACATGACTGTTGCTGGCATAACAACCACTTCATTATTGAATGTTGGTTTTGGTGCAACGATGGTGAAGGTGCAAGGAACACCAGCAACCAGAGTTGGTATTAACTCAATCGGCCCTGCATTTACTTTAGATGTAGATGGTGATTCAAATGTCACAGGCACAGCTCGTCAGGGTGGAACCAGTATTGTAACTCTCGCATCAGCAGCTGCTGTAGGAGATGCAACTGCTCTCGCAATCGCTTTAGGATAATCACAAAATGGCAAACACGTTCAAATTAAAAACAAAAGCAAATGTGGGAGTGACCACAGTGGGAATATACACTGCTCCTGCCGCAACAACGACTGTTGTGATTGGTATTACACTTGCAAATACATCGGGGTCAGGTGTTAACGTAGGAGTTGGAGTAACTCGTGCAGGCACGACTGAAGATGTTAAATTACTTAAGAATGCTCCGATTCCACAGGGATCATCACTTGAATTTATGGCAGGAAACAAAGTTGTATTAGAAGCAACAGATACAGTAACGGTGGATAGTGACACAAATAATAGTGTTGATGCTGCCTTGACAATCATGGAGATTACATAAAATGTCACTGACCAAAATTGGAAGTATTGGTATCAATACTGGTATCTCATTTGCTGGTGTTACAACTATTGCAACGTTGAACGCATCAGATAACGTTCTTTCAGTTGGTGGTACGGTAAATTTTGTAAGCGATGTTTCAATTGGCGGAACAGTATCAATCGCTGGCACATTAACTTATGAAGATGTAACAAACGTAGATGCAGTTGGTTTAATTACTGCGAGAGATGGTATTAAGGTTGGTAGTGGAATAACTTTAAGTGTAGATGGAGATATATTTGCAACAGGTGTTACAACATCAACAACATTCTCTGG